GTGTTTGCTTGTCCAACCGCTACGAAAGCGTTTGGAGCCACAACCACGTACTGGACTAGCGGAGCACTTTCGCAAGTCCTAGACACCAAAGTTGGTGTTCAGGACCCAAAATGGAAAGAGAAGATCGCCTCAGGCGTCGATGCCACCAACCCTTATACCCGCGTCATTTTTCCGTTGAAGGCAAAGCAACAGCAGATGCCTGTCAACATGAAGTGGGTGGGGAAGGTACAAGCGTGGAATCCGACTAGGTTGGTGCCGTATCCCACCTATCTGGTGGGGTATTATGCACAAGACCTTGTCGGTACTGCGTACGGCCTCGGAAGTGACGTCTCTCATCCTGAGATTGACACTCTGTCGAAATTAGCATTTCTTGCTAAAATTAAGCAGGCTCAGTCTGAGTTCAATGCCCCGGTTTTTATTGGGGAGTTGAAAGAGACGATAGGGATGTTACGTCATCCATTGAAAGGCTTCATCAAATCTACGCATCGATACCGCAAAAGAGTTAAGCGGTTAAGAGATGCGTTGAAGCGATCGAGGCTTCATGCCGCGCGCTCCCGACTGTCTAGAGACCTTAAGCGAGAGCTCTTAATTGAGCATGCTAACCGGTTCCAATCCAGTCTTGAGAAAGCGTTTCTTCAATGGACATACGGCGTAGCTCCACTGATCAATGACGTGAAGGCCCTTTTGGACCTTCCTGCTATGATGGGCGAGGCGCAAGAAGTCGTGAGACTCTCTGTGACCATACCCAAGCAGTACGGCGTCAGAAGATTTATGGAGCGAACAACATTTAACTCGGGGGTCTTCCTTAACGGTATAAAAACCCAATGGACTGATGCCGAGTATAAATGCCAGTTTCGTGGCGCTCTCCGTATTAGGAGTGATCCTCCGAATGGAGTAGGTCGGATGCGTGAAATCACTGCAACCAACCTAAGGGAGTTTGTCCCGACCGTCTACGAACTGCTGCCATTCTCATTCATTGCCGATTATTTCTCGACACTTGGTGATGTTGTGAATGGGCTTTTTACCTGCACCGAGGACCTGGTCTATTGCTCCAACACTAAAACCGTTAGAACAATGAATCTGGGCATCTTTGTTCCCCTACCGGGGACTCAGTATCCCACTTCATGGCCATGGATCCCCGCTGCGGCGCAGCTTAGAGGCCTGCGCCTTAATAGGTCGAAAGCTAATCTCTCCGTCGGTCTTCGTGACCTTCGGTTCACAATGCCAGACTTAGGACAGCTAATAAACACTGCTGTACTAAGTGCGTCCTTGCTTAGGGTGCATGCTGGCGATCGTTAAACTTCTTGATGCGGAGCATCCAACCTTATGGCATTTAGCCTTTCTGGCGCCATCACTGGCGCAACGGTCAGTGGGTTAACTTCACCCACTACAACCTGGACCCAGGATACGGTCACCCCACCGAATATGAAGCAGTATGTGTGTACGGCACTGGGTGGTACCCAGACTGACGTTAGCACACACTCGGTGGCAAGTCCCTTCCTGGTATCACTCACCAAGCCTTCTGTCTTTAAACCCCTTTCCATGGTGAACCCTGTTACGGGCCGCCTAACCAGCGTTCCGAGGAACACGTGGAAGATGATTTTCATCAAGGGCGCAACTCCTCTTGCAGGGCAGGCAACTGTGCCGATCCTTGCTAGGATGGAGTTTGTCGTTCCTTCCGGTGTCGATGCTGCGGACCCAAACGAAATACGGGCCCTCATGTCGGCGATCGGTGGGGTGCTGAACAATCAGGCTGGTGGGTTAGCCGACTCATTCCTCCTGGGCATCATCTGATGGCCTGGAGTGAGTCTTCCTTCACTTCTACCTTCCTTAGGAGAAGCTTATGGACCGTACTGCTACTTTTAGCAGCGCTCTTTTTGCAGCTTTCTGCAGTGATTGCAGTGTCGTGGCAGATAATGACAACCCTTTCAACCCTTTCCCAGACGGAATTCCGCCTGAATTGGGAGAACGAGAGTTTGCCAGATATGCCGCCGTATGCTCCCTCTTCAAAGAGTGAAGTAGAATCGTCAGACACTGCGGAAGAAGAGACTCTTCAGAAGTTTTTGGTCGCTAACAGAACCTGCGACCCGGACTTCAGAGTCTGTTTCGATCTGAGCGAAGATGACGTTGCCGTCGGGTATTCCATTTCCGAGGCGCGCCACTTGCTTTATTCGTGGTTCACAACCATGGAGGGCGACATCACAATGTCGTCGATTGAAACTCAGGCCCGGTTTGGACCCGGAGCTTCAGTTGGTTTGAAAGGACGTCCTTCCACCCTTTATTTCAAGGTGGGTGACGCCCCGATGACCGCTTCTTCAGATTTCATACGATCCTGGTATGAACAGAGTGTTGCCTTTAATCCGCTCTGCGAAGCCGCCGAAATGGCGCGAAAAGCTAGGCATGGCAACATTCAGTTGGAAAGCTGCGGTTCGCTTTCCTTCGTTCCCAAAAGCTACGCCGCAAGGCGCATTGTCGTAACTGAACCAAGTCTCAATACCTATTTCCAATTAGGATTAGGTCGTGAGATGGAGCGGATTTTACAGCGTAATACCGGAGTGGACATGTCGACTCAGCCTCAGCTAAATGCTGAACTGGCTCGTATAGGTTCACTTGAAGGTACATACGCGACCATGGATCTCACACAGTGCTCGGATTATATATCGATGTCGCTGTGTGAATTTATGTTCCCTCCCAACCTGTACAATTGGATGACAATCCTTAGGACAGGTCATGTTAGGTTCAAAGGCAGCAAGGGCAACAAAGTTACGCTCGAGCTGAACATGATGTCGACAATGGGGAATGGTTTTACTTTCCCTATGCAGACGGTCTTACTAAGTGCTCTTGTCCTTGGGGTGTATAACACTTTAGGGATCAGGTCCGGCCGAGAGGTCAGGACTTGGGGTGTGTTCGGCGATGATATCGTCGTGCGCACTGAGGCGTTTTACCTTTTAGAAAAAGTCTTGGCTAGACTTGGACTGAAGGTGAACTCTCAGAAGAGCTTTAGCACAGGTCCGTTTCGGGAGTCCTGCGGCTGCGATTACTTCAAAGGCCGAAATGTCCGAGGTTTATACCTGAAGAGGTACGTCTCGGATCAGGATCTGTTCTCCTGTTTTAACCGGTTAGCCATCTGGGGTGCCCGAGAAGGGCTTGAGATGACAAATTCTCTGGCTCTGATTTTAACTTTTATCAGAGGGACAACACCAATCGTTCCTCCAGATGAAGGTATTGATAGCGGGATTATTCTCCCCAACCCACCCGTCCAACACAATGAGGATGGTCAATGGGTTTATTTCTCGTTCTCACCAGATAAGAACAGTTTTTCGTTCGATCTCTGGGAGCTTTACTCTGTAGGAGAAATCTCCGAGAGGAAGCAAAGAACGAGGCGTTTTAAACGGTGGCTTTCGGACCTGAAAAGGCTTTGTGATGGCTCGGTTAACGAGCCAGCCTTATTAAAGGTCCTACTAGCAGGAGGAGTCAGGCGAGGTAAGATGTCGATGCGTAAAGCAAATTCATCTTATCGTCTTTCCGAGTGCCGAACCCCACGGTGGGGTTTTACACCGGTGG